TAGAAGAATTTATTGATTCTCTCCCTGAAGGTGAGAAGGCAGAGTTGATGTTGATGGCCGAGGGTTATAAGGACTCTCTGCTTCGCGAAAAAGGCCAAGTGCATTTCATGGAGTTTGTTAAAGCTATGTGGCCTGGATTTATTCATGGAAGACACCATGCTTTGATGGCCAAGAAGTTTGAAGAGATTGCCGCAGGTAAAACTAAACGGCTTATTATTAATATGCCACCTCGTCATACTAAATCTGAGTTTGCATCTTATATGTTGCCTGCTTGGTTCTTAGGTAAGTTTCCCAACAAGAAAATTATTCAATGTTCAAACACTGCAGAGTTAGCCGTTGGCTTTGGCCGTAAGGTGCGTAACTTGGTTGACAGTGATGTTTATACAAAGGTGTTTCCAAATGTCAATCTTCGCTACGATTCTAAGGCTGCTGGTCGCTGGTCCACTAATGCTAATGGTGAGTATTTTGCTATCGGTGTTGGTGGTACTGTTACTGGTAAGGGCGCGGATCTACTCATTATTGATGACCCGCATTCTGAACAGGAGGCGGCGCTAGCCTCAAGTAACCCAGAAGTCTATGATAAGGTCTTTGAGTGGTATTCATCTGGTCCTCGTCAGCGTTTGCAACCTGGTGGTTCTATTGTTATAGTGATGACGCGCTGGTCCAAAAGAGATTTAACTGGCCGCGTGTTACAAAGTATGGTAGAGAGAGATGGTGATGAGTGGGAGATTATTGAGCTTCCTGCTATACTACCATCTGAAAAACCTTTATGGCCTGAGTTCTGGTCTTATGATGAACTGGTTAAGTTACGGAATGAACTGCCGTTGGCTAAGTGGGCAGCTCAGTACCAACAAAACCCAACATCAGAACAGGGCGCGATTGTAAAAAGAGAATGGTGGCAAGTCTGGGAGCAGGAAAGACCACCAGTGTGTGAGTTTATTATTCAGTCTTGGGATACGGCATTTACTAAGAATGAGCGTTCTGACTATTCTGCATGTACAACATGGGGAGTATTTTATAAAGACGAAGATAAGAATGATGCGAATATTATTTTATTGGACGCACTGAAAGAACGGCTTGAGTTTCCAGAACTGAAACAACGAGCACAAGAGATGTATAAAGAATGGGAGCCAGACGCATTTATTGTTGAGGCCAAGGCTTCAGGTGCACCATTGATATTTGAATTGAGAAGAATGGGCATTCCTGTGCAGGAGTTTACGCCAACGCGGGGCAATGACAAGATATCTCGTATTAACTCAGTGTCTGATATCTTTGCATCTGGCAGGGTATGGGCGCCAAGAAAGAGATGGGCTGATGAAGTGATTGAAGAGATGGCTGCTTTTCCAAACTCAGATCACGATGACTTAGTTGACTCATCAACACAAGCATTAATCCGCTTCCGTAAGGGCGGCTTTATTAAACTGGACTCAGATGAAGAAGATGATATTCCAGGTTTTAAATCATCAAGAAAAAAAGGATACTACTAAATGGCAATTGATAAATCGTTGTATGCGGCACCACAGGGACTTGAAGCTATCTCAGAAAGCCAAGAGCCAATTGAAATTGAAATCATTGACCCAGAAGCGGTTAACATTGGTATTGGTGGAATGGAAATTTCATTGATTCCAGAACCTGAAGATGATGATTTTGATGACAACTTAGCTGAGTATATGGATGAGAGTGAGTTGTTAAAAATCTGCAATGACCTTATTGGTGACGTAGAAGGTGATATCTCCTCACGTAAAGACTGGATGCAAACGTATGTAGACGGTTTAGAGCTACTAGGTATGAAGATTGAAGAGCGAAGTGAACCGTGGGAAGGCGCATGTGGTGTTTACCATCCATTATTATCTGAAGCATTGGTAAAATTCCAAGCTGAAACGGTGATGGAAACCATCCCAGCCTCTGGCCCAGTAAAAACTCAGATCATTGGCAAAGAAACACCAGAGAAAACAGCAGCTGCTGAGCGTGTTCAACTAGACATGAACTACCAAATCATGGATAAAATGCCAGAATTTAGGCCAGAACACGAAAGAATGTGCTGGGGCCTTGGCTTATCTGGCAACGCATTTAAGAAAATCTACTACGATATTCAATTAGGCCGTCAAACTTCCATTTTTGTACCAGCTGAGGACCTCATTGTCCCTTATGGCGCATCAAATCTACAAACTGCAGAGCGTGTTACCCATGTTATGCGCAAAACTGAGAACGAATTGCGTCATTTACAGGTAGCTGGCTTCTACCGTGACGTAGATTTAGGCGAGCCATCCACAGCTTTTGATGATGTAGAGAAGAAAATTGCAGAAAAGATGGGTTTTTCAGCAACATCTGACGATCGCTACAAGATTTTAGAGATTCAAGTCAATTTAGACCTGCCTGGCTACGAAGATCCAGATGGTTTAGCCCTACCATACATAGTAACAGTGGAAAAAGGCACACAAACTGTCCTATCTATTAGACGAAACTGGAGGCCAGAAGATGAAACTAAGCAAAAACGCAATCATTTTGTTCATTATGGCTATGTTCCTGGTTTCGGTTTTTATTGTTTTGGACTTATACATCTTGTTGGCGCATTTGCAAAATCTGGAACTTCTATCATTCGTCAGCTGGTGGATGCTGGCACTCTTAGCAATCTTCCTGGGGGCTTTAAAACTCGTGGACTTAGAGTAAAAGGTGATGACACTCCTATTTCACCAGGTGAATTTAGGGATGTAGACGTTCCATCTGGCGTCCTTAAAGACAACATCATGCCGTTGCCATACAAAGACCCTAGTCAAGTTTTATACAGCCTCCTAGGCACCATTGTAGAAGAAGGTCGTAGGTTTGCATCAGCTGCAGACTTACAAATCTCAGACATGTCAGCTAACTCACCAGTTGGCACAACGCTTGCTATTTTAGAGCGCACACTGAAAGTAATGTCAGCTGTTCAGGCGCGTGTTCATTACTCACTAAAACAAGAGCTTTGTTTATTGCGTGACATTATCCGTGACTATACGCCAGAAGAGTATAGCTATGAGCCAGAAGAAGGCGGCCGCATGGCTAAGCAGTCAGACTATGAAAATATTGACGTAATCCCTGTATCCGACCCTAACGCTGCCACAATGAGTCAGAAGGTTGTGCAGTATCAAGCTGTATTGCAGTTAGCTCAACAAGCGCCACAGTTATATAACATGGCTTTGTTGCACCGCCAGATGTTAGATGTGCTTGGTATTAAGAATGCTAAGAAGTTAATCCCGCTTGAGGATGACAAAAAGCCAATGGATCCTATTACTGAAAACATGAACCTTATGAACATGAAGCCAGTAAAGGCATTCTTGTATCAAGACCACGAGGCTCACATTCAAGTACACATGAATGCAATTAAAGATCCTAAGCTTGCACAGCTAATGGGGCAAAACCCTAATGCACAAGCAATTGGCGCTGCAGCAATGGCCCATATCAATGAGCATGCGGCATATGCTTATCGTAGACAGATGGAAGATATGATTGGTATGCCAATTCCCACAGGCGAAGAAGAAGATGGTATTCCAAGAGAGTTTGAAATTCAAATCTCTGCATTGGCGGCTCAAGCTTCTAATCAACTTCTTAACCGTAACCAAACTGAAATTGCTGCACAGCAAGCTCAGCAAGCTGCACAAGATCCTGTTATCCAAATGCAAGCACAAGAACTTCAACTTAAACAAGCAGAGATCGAACGTAAGAAACAAAAAGATCTTATGGACGCAGCTGCAAAAGCAGATCAGCAAGAACTTGAGCAAGAGCGCATTGCTTCTCAAGAGCGTATTGCTGGTATACAAGTTGGCGTGAAAGCTGCTAAGAACCAAAAAGATGCGGAGCTAGCAGAACTTAAAGTTGGCCTTGAGATAGGTCAACATATGTCTGAATCAAAAACCAAACCTCAAAAAGGAAATATAAATGAATGAACTAGATTACTTATTAAGTGAATTTAAAGATCGCATTGGAATGCTTCAAAGAGCATCTGGTGCAGGAAATTGCAGTTCATATGATGAGTATAAGTATACATGCGGCCAAATACGAGGTCTTGAGGCGGCATGTTTAACAATAATGGACCTCAAACAAAAACAGGAAGAAAATTTCGATGACTAATATAAATTTAGATCAAGCACTAGATTTATCAAGATTGGCAGAAACTGCCAAAAAGCAAGCGCAAGAAGAAGCAGAGATACGAGCAATCGTAGGTGATGCAACCAATGTAGAAAAAGCAGCCCAACTACCAAAACCTTCTGGGTACCATATTCTTTGTGCAATTCCTGAAAAGGAAAAAGAGTATGACAGTGGTCTATATAA